CTATCTGTACTTGGCAAAGTCTTAACAATATGCTTAAGAAAACAAAAGCAGGTGAAGCAGATATTATGGACTTCATTGAAGGTGTTGTTTGTGTAATGGTTGATGAAGTGCATATGGCAAAAGCTGATGCACTTAAGACATTGCTTACTGGTACATTTGCTAAGGTTCCAATTCGTTGGGGATTGACCGGCACTATACCTAAAGCTAAGTTTGAAGCACAGTCATTGTTCGTAAGTTTAGGGCCTGTTATCAGTAAACTAAGTGCAAGTGAATTGCAAGATCAGGGTGTATTAGCACAATGTCACGTAAACATTGTACAACTTAAAGATGACGTAGAGTTTACTAATTACCAAAGTGAATTGAAACATTTGTTAGAAGATACACATAGGCTTGATGCTATTGCCCAACTCATATTAAAGATTAAAGAAACAGGTAATGTATTGATTCTAGTTGATAGAGTTAATGCAGGTAAAGAAATTGTTAGTAGATTACCGGACAGTGTGTTTGTGAGTGGTGCTACTAATATGGTTGATAGGAAAGAAGAATATGATGAAATTGCAACCAGTACAAATAAAATTATTGTTGCAACTTATGGTGTCGCCGCTGTTGGTATCAATATACCTAGGATTTTTAATCTGGTTCTCATTGAACCTGGAAAATCCTTCGTCCGTGTTATCCAAAGCATCGGTAGAGGCATTCGTAAAGCAGAAGATAAAGACTTTGTACAAATATGGGACATAACTAGCAGTTGTAAGTTTGCCAAACGACATTTAACCCAACGTAAAGCTTTTTATAAAGAAGCAAACTACCCGTTTGACGTTGAAAAGTTGACATACAGATAAGAACCTGATATAATACATTATGCGTATATTAACCCTAGACAACGAATTCTATAACTTAGAAACACTTCCCGAAGAGATTGATGACTTGCGTTTTGCAATACTAGACAATAGTAATCCACAAAACGTAGACTATCATTATATCCCACTAATCTTTTTAGAATCATTCAATAGCCCTGCACTTGTATTGAAGATTGGTAACAGCACAATTAAGATGCCAATCGATTGGCAGATCCTTATTGGTGAACAAGAACACGGAGACTTAGAGACACTACCTCTCACTAGTATCAATGACAGAGGATTCAATGCGTTTGAGTTTAATCCACTCACTAGTTTTAGCCCTTCGTTTGTACCGATTGAGATTGTAGATATCTATCACGATGTAACTTGGTATGCACCTCGATTGAAGAACGGACAATTCTTATGTGTCCCGTTAGATGATGGACCTAAACCAAGATGTGTGTATTTTGTAAAAGAGATTAGTCGTAACTGTGAGATTGTAGATTATAGTCAGGCATTCTAATGGCAACAAAGAAAATAGCAATACCTCAAGATGAGAAACTAGAGAATCAAGACTTCAACTTGTTTGAAGCTATTGCGGCACTAGACAAGAAAGACTATGGTTATTATGACAGGCTAACACCTGAACAGCAACGTAAGTTTGTACCATTTATGTTAATCAAATGGTTAAGCTACGTAAAAGGTTCAAGTGATATTGCAGGATACTATGCAATGAGTACAGAATATCACGCTAACAAATACTTCTTTAATGAAAACGTATCTAAGCATCCTAAACTACAATGGTATATGATGTGTGCGGCAAGCCCCGGTAAAGGTAAACAATATCACCAATGGTTACCGCAGATTAAAGAGCGTGTTAGTTTGTTAAAAGAACCGGCACAAGTGAACGAAATAAAAGAATACTTTACAAAGATTTATCCTAAGGCAAATAGTGAAGATTTAACAGAATATTCAAAGGCATTTGTGCAAGAGCAAAGAAAGAAAATGCATCTTGCAGAAATATACCCCCATTTAAAAATAGCAGACATAGAAGTATTAAGTAAAACGGTTACAGATGAAGATATCACTCAATACGAAAAAGACAGAGGCAACTGATAAGACAATCAAGTATGGTTGTGATTTTTGCAATAGAGAGTTCCTACGTGAATCTACTATGGCTAAACACCTGTGTGAGAACAAACAACGTTGGATGAACAAAGATATGCAAGGTAATCGTATTGGCTTTCAGTCTTGGTTGCAATTTTATAAAAAGAATACTTCAACTAAAAAGAATAAAACATACGAGGAGTTCATTCGTAGTGCTTACTATACTGCATTTGTAAAGTTTGGAACACATTGTGCAAATATCAATGCAATCAATATTAGTAGATATGTAGATTGGTTATTAAAAAACAATATCAAAATTGATACTTGGGCCAGTGATAGTGTCTATACAAAATATTTAATTGAGTATTTGCGTATTGAAGATCCGTTAGATGCTATTGCACGTAGTGTCCAAACTACTATGGATTTAGCAGAGAAAGAGGGCATTGTACCTAAAGACTATTTGTGTTATGGTAACCCCAATAAGATATGTCATAGTATTACCAATGGTAAGATTAGTCCTTGGATGTTATATCAAAGTGATAGTGGTGTAAAGTTCTTAGATAGTTTGAATGAATCACAGGTAAAGATGGTTATTGACTATATCAATCCAGAGTTATGGAAGATTAAGTTTAATCGTGAGCCAGAAAATGTTAAACAAGTTAAGGAATTATTGAATGCAGGCGGGTACTAGAGTTCGTATATCATGGGCAAAGGGAAATATCATAGATTGGAATGAAACCTGTGCTTGGGCAATAGAACAATTTGGCTTACCGGGCGATAAGTTTGAGGCACATGCAACCGAAGATTATATGGATTTCTATTTCAAGGATGAGCGTGATGCCATACTATTTGAGTTAGCACGGGGTTAAAGTGCGACAAGTAACATTATACATTGATATTGATAGAACCTTAGAAATAGTTAGAGAGTTAAAAAAACACGGTTGGGTAATGGGTAAAGATTTTGATTTTGCTTATCATAAAACAAACTATGACAACTTTAGTGGATCCAATTGGGAACTAGAGAAGCATACTGTGTTCACTTTTTACAATGATAGCAATGCTAGTTATTTTATGTTGAGGTGGGGATGAATATATCAGAAGAAATTGTTAATCAAGTAGCCGATCAAATGGCTAAAGATATTGACACACTAGTGTTAATGTCTGCATTAGGATGGAATTCTTTCTACTTTAGCGAAGGTACAGTTTATGAACAAGAGTATTTGACTGCACAACCTGCACAACCACTCAGTGGTGCTAAATGGAAAGAAATGGAAGCATGGATGATTGAAACATTTGGACCTACAGCACACGACGGAGTATGGACACCTAATATGCGATGGTATATGAACAATTCTAAATTTTGGTTTCGTGACAAAAAAGATTTAGAATGGTTTATACTTAGATGGCAATGATATATGAACATTATGACTATGATGCTGGATGGGAAAATACTAAACCCGGTTGGTATGAATGTACAGTACGTGCTAAACATCTTGCCAAATATAATGAAATAATTAAATGGTTAGAAACTAATATTGGCAAACACGAACGACATTGTAGATGGTGCGTAACTGATGATGACATAGTTAGTTTCAAGTTTAGATATGAAAGAGATTACATTATGTTTACGTTGAGGTGGAGTTAATGGCAACTATACCTCACATACAAGATTATGATGACGATGATCCAGAAATAGATAAACGAAAAAATCGTTGGAACTATTGGGAAGCATTAAAGAAAGTACGTAAAGAATATATGGCACAGAATAAAGAATTTGACGCATATGATTTTGAAGACTACCTAGTAGGCCAATATGGCCTAAGGATGAATATAGTTGGAGGTAACATAACTGATGGTTATGAGATTGTTGACGAGAAGAAGTACCTAATATTTTTATTAAAATTCCAATGAACACTACTCCCTTTCCCATAACATCTTTACAAAAAGGTAAATTTCTAGTATCATGGCCTAAGTGGGGTAACATTCAAACGTTTGATATTAAGAAAAAACTATTGGATGTACTATTTGAAGATATCGGTAGTGATGAAGTTGGTATTGGAATAACTCCCGGATATCTTAGCGAAATGGATATTATGTGGATAACATTGACTACTTGGGCGCAAGATATCAATGGTGATTACGCTAGATACCTAGAAGATATGTATGAGATTAAAGGTGTGGCATTCAATAGTGAAAATGAAGCCTTAAAGCTACAAGATTACTTAGAGAAGAAATATATTTGGAAAACATTACAATTATGAATAAGATTGGTGTTGATATCGGTAAAACAAAAATTGAGTGCTGTGTATTATCACCCACTAATGATATATTATTTAGAGAGCGTCTACCCACAGATTCCGTATACAAAGAAATAGAATTTCTCTATAATAAAGCATTATCCTATACTAGTACAAAAGAACATACATTAGGAATATGTATGCCGGGTTCTATAAGTTATAGAACTGGTTTACTGAAAAATTCCAGCATAGAATTTTTAAATGATACAGATTTTGTAGGCATATTAGAAACTAAATTAAATCGTAAGATACAAACTGCAAATGATAGTCAATGTTTTGCTTTAGCAGAAGCCTTATTGGGAGCAGGTAATGGCTATAATACTGTATTTGGAATGATATTGGGTACAGGCGTAGGGGGCGGAATTGTAATTAA